CGATCCTGACGCTAAAATCTTCAACAATGTATCCAAAAGAGTCAGATCACTTGTCAACCGAAAAGTGACAAATCCAACAGCAAAAATGTGGATCCAGCAACAGTTATCAATGAAAAAAAGATAAACTTTTTTCAAAATTCTAATAAAATCAATGACTTACAAAAAAAATAATGCTTTACTTTTCTAGTTGAGGAGAGTATAATGGTACTATAAATTGATGAGAGAGGTATATTATGACTGTAGCAGTAAATAAAGCAAATTCCCTAGAAGAAGGTGTAGAAAACATCATCGAAGCAATGAAAAGGGATTATTCTCAAGCAGGATTTGACTTAGAAGAAAATTATGAAGTCAAAGAAGGCAGAAAATACATAAAAATCATTAGAAACAGGTCTGTTTCTGCATTTATCAGCAAAGTAGATTTCAAACACTTCAAGAAAGGCGATGTCTTGAAACCAGCAAACTGGAACACTCCAGCACTCAACAGTGCCAGAGGTAATGTGTTTGAGCAAGGTTATCCTATGAACTGGACTGGTCCACTTTATTTAAAATAATACTTGACATTATTCGTCTAGTAGTATATAATGGTTATATTAATTGATAAAGAGAGGTTTATATTATGATAGTAGTACATACACAAGTCCTTGAAAACTATGGTGCTCACGCAGAGAGTGGTAAGTTCTCTGACGATAATCACTATTGGAAATTTAAAGGTGGCAACACTTATGTTGTTGACGATCTTGACAGGGAGTCAGATGCTGTCGCATTTGTAATGGCAGCTTTCAGTGAGAATAGTTTGGGTTATAAAGAATATCCTTCTAAAACTGAAAGTTATAGTGATTGGATGGATACAGTTGTTTATAATGGTTATGAAGATTCTGCAGAATTTTATAAAAGAACTGCATTATATGTTTCACCAAAAACTGGTACAAAAACTATGAGTTATTCTGAGTGGGAAGACATGATGAATGCTGAAGATGAGATGACTGCCAATCAGTATGAATATGACTGTGCTTATAATGAGATGGAGGAATTGCATGGCAGTTAAATATAATTATCAATCTTATGATGAGATGCCAACAGTGGTCACATCATACATCGAAGATGTTGCTGATGTAAAAAATATATCTGAGATACCATTACAGACAGTCAACGATTTCTTAAATGAATTAGAAAAATTTGAAGAGCAGTATGCCAAAGAAAATAGATTATAAGTATGGTGAAGGTGAAATTATAAAAGAGTTGCAAGAGTATGTTGATGCAACTTATCAAGAACACTATTCACAGAACAAATTTCAAGCAACTGAATTCATCATGGACAGTGGTCATGGTGAAGGATTTTGTATTGGTAACATCATGAAGTATGCTCAGAGATATGGTAAGAAAAATGGTTATAATAGAAAAGATTTATTGAAAGTAATTCATTATGGGATTATGGCATTACATAATCACGACAAAACGCATGACAAATAGAAAACACATATTACATAGAACATTGGATATTGGTAGTGGTTTGATATTATCAATCATTATTCAGATACTGGTATTCCCATTGTTTGGTATACATTTACCAGTTTGGGATATGTTACATCTAGCATTAATCTTTACAGTAGTTGGTATCGCAAGAAGTTATATTTGGTCTAAGTATGTTTTCAAGTACAGGTAGATTATTATGAGTATGCATATTATACAAGGTGTTTCTTCTCTTAATCGTAAGAAAAGAAAACAAAAGATTACCAAAGCAAAGATGTTAAAGTTTCAAGAGGATCATAAAAAACATAACAAGTATTGGAAACAAAAAGGTTATCATGACATGATGATGACATTTGATGAATACATTGATTATGTTTATGGTAAAAGGAAAGTCAAGCAGACAAAGACTGAGTCTTTTGTTCCAGATCACTATGTGAATATTAGAAAAACAGAAAGCAGAATAAATAGTAAACCAATACAAGCAGACAAACATGCTTGTAGTAAACAAGACGACTCATACAAAAAAGAAGTGAGTAGTCAGTATGTCATTGGACAGGCATATAATAAATCAGGTTTGCAAGTTTTAACAAAGCAAGAGTCTGGTGACTCTGCCACTGGAAAGAGGAGATAACATGTTTGGAAGTATTGAAGTTCCATTTGATAGTGTTATGCTTTATAATGTTGTTAAATTAAAAGATGGTGTTACAGTAGAAGATGTTGAAGGACAGATTGGTCAAATGTGTAACATCGTTAAGAATAAGTATGAAGGATTTATAGCAGGACAAGTTTTTAAGTATGCTGGATTTATTAGTGAAGAAGGAAGTGTTGGTGAGTATGGTGAAGAGGGCGATCATTTAGCAATCGTAACATACTGGACTTCTTTTGATGAACATGAACGCAGTCATGCTGATAATTGTTTTAAAGATGCGTTTTGTGGTTTGGTGGAGTTTACATCAGAAACAAAAGAGTTGGGATACGAACTTTTGTGGCAAGGTAATCGTGAACCTGAACCAAATCCATATGCCTAAATAACGCATGATCCTAGCAATAATAACATTTATATCAGCACTGGCAATTAGTGCTGTCGCAGCATTTTACTCGATTGTTGGTTTGACCGCAATCTTCAGTGGTGCAGTCATGTCTATTGCTATCATGGGTGTAGCACTTGAAATTGGTAAACTAGTAACAGCATCGTGGTTATATCACAACTGGAAAGAAGTACCAATTACACTGAAGTCATATTTGACTGGTGCTGTAATAGTTTTAATGTTTATAACATCGATTGGGATATTTGGTTATCTATCTAAATCGCATATAGATGCTGGTGTTGGAACAAACCAGACAAATGTAAAAGTAGAAAGACTGGATAGTAGGATACAAAGTGAACAACGAGTTATAGATCGTGCTGAGAAACAACTCAAGACACTTGATGACGCACTTGAACGATACATTGAATTGGGTGCTATATCAAAGGGACTGGCAAAGAGAACTGAACAAGAACAGGAAAGAAACCAATTACAGTCTAGTATTACATCAGCAGAAATTAAGATAGATGAATACTTGAATGAGAAATCTAAGTATGAGATGGAAATTAAAAACTTTGAAGTTGAAGTTGGTCCATTAAAGTACATTGCTGAGTTAGTATATAATGAGAGCAATCAAGACATACTAGAGAAAACTGTAAGACTGGTCATACTGCTATTGATATTTGTATTTGACCCACTTGCTGTTTTGTTGCTGATTGCTGCGAACATGAGTTTGAAGCAAAAGATTAAAGTAAAAAAAAAGATAGCAGGATCTGAATACAAGACATCAGCAACTTTACGCCATATGAACCTGTCCTCAGCACCAGAAACTGTTGAAAGACAGGTAAAGACAAACACAGAAAGAAGAAGTATGTTAGGTAAATCTCCAACTACAAAAACTGTGACTGAAGAAAGAGGTGTAAAGAAGGTCACTGAAGATAGAGATGGGATTAGTACAAATTATTATGAATAAAGTGCTTGACTTTTCAGTATAAATCATGTATAATATGTCGTAATAAAAATTTAATACATTTTACAATATAATGTTTATAAATACCTATATAAGTTATTACTAATATAGTTATCAATTGAAGGAGATTTAAATGGATAGTGAAGGTTTATTATTGTTATCATTCGTAGTTTTATGGGCATTCAATGCTTGGTGTCTTTTCATTAACAAATGTTTAGGGAGATAAATGGAAACTTTTTTGCTAATATCTTTTATACTTATAATTGGTATCGCAAATTATTTCTTGTTTGTTAAGAAATATTTGGGAGATTAAAGAATCCCAGTCGTGTCCATCCAGCGACTGTAAAAAATAAATGTGGGGTGAAATCTAAACATAGAGCGGACATTACCATAAGATGTCTGGTGGATTCGTAACCACCACTTTTTATAATGGAGAGATGGGGTGATCTATGTGTGATATCGCAATGTCAATCAAAGACAAGTTAGTAAAAACTAATGATCCAAACATAATAGTGTATGAGAACTTATTACAACCAGATGATTGTAATGAGATTGCTAACTATGTCATTCAAGATAAAATAAATAATACACAAGAAGAAGGAATGCCATGGGAGAAAGGCAATAACATTCTACTAGATCATATAGATAAAAAGTTCTATGAATATATTATTGCGTATCGTTGGATGTTGAATAGTATAACATCGATGTACTTTAAAGAAATTGTCTACCCAACACACAGTGATATAGTTCTTTGGAATAAAGGCGACTCTATGATACCACATGTTGATGATGGTTCATGGGGAACTGCTGAAGATGTTGAAGGATTATGGTGGAGAGATTATAGTGCTGTCACCTATTTGAATGATGATTTTACTGGTGGTGAAACTTTCGTCAAGGATTATGTCAACAAACCAAAGACTGGATCTGTGATTATATTCCCAAGTTCTTATGAACATGGTGTCCATGAGGTTTTGAGTGGTAAAAGAGTGACATTTGCTATGTGGTTTACTCTAAATCCGAACAAAATAGAGAAAATTTA